GGTTTCTTTTTGTTTTTCAAAATATAAAAGGAGTTCTATTTATGTCGGTATTAAAAGCACATAGATCTGAAAGCAAGGCTGAGTTTGTGAATACTGCAAATAAGATTTATGTGGAAACGATCAACTTCTTATCACGACTTTCTGCAAGATTTTCAAGACTGATGGCAAACGATGTATCACATCTCGCGTCAGAAGTTCTCGTGAATGCAGAAAAGGCAAACAGTATCTTCCCATCGGATCATACCAGAAAGGAATTGCGCAAGCAGCACCTTTTAGAGTCAAGAGCTGCATTGATGGCTTTGGATGTTGAGCTGTCTCATTGCTATGACATTATGATGCTGAATCCGGAGGGATGTTTCACAACATCAAATGGGAATCCAGTTAAACCAGCGAGAGCAAAAGAAATTCTTGAAAATATGGCGCAATCGCTTGGTGTATTGATTGATTCCGAAAACGGTCTTTTAACGAATACATTAAAGAGCGATAAAGACCGCTGATATAACTACCCACGATAGTTGGGCTTTGCTTACCAGATCATAAAATTGGGTGCATTTCTGTAAAACCTGTCGGCTTTGGGGATTCCCGCTGTCCACTGCGAATTGGTGGGAGCGTTCTCCGTACTACAACAACAGCAACAACTTCTGCAATGTCAACACAGACGGCACAGCGAACAACAACAACGCCAGGAATTCCAATGGCCTCGCCCCCGATTTCGCAACCCTTTTAGGTTATGGTCAAATACTGTAGTCCTTTTGAGGATGAAGGAGACCTTTGCGAAAGGAGAAATGTTTCCCGTGGATAAAACCCAGAACCGTTCTTTTGATGCTTTTGCACGGACGCTTCTTGCATGGTGGGAGGATATTGTGCTTAATCCCATTTCATGTGTCAAAGCAAAGCAGTTTAGGCGCACTCTATATTACAACTGTACGAAAGGCGAATAACTATTTATGACAAGCAAAGAGCGTCATGAGGCAAGATTCCAACGACGGAAAGCCGAGAGATGGCGCAAGAAACAAGAACGAAGCCTTGCTGTAGGAACAATGGCAGATGTATTTTCCTACAGCGACTTATACAAAGCAGGAAAGCAATGCTGCAATGGTGTGCGTTGGAAGAATAGCACACAAAGATTTGAAATGCACTTGTTTTCCGGTACAGCACGACGGAGAAAATTACTTCTGGATAAAATGTGGAATCCATGTCCATATGTCCATTTTGTTATCTCTGAGCGTGGTAAAACAAGACCAATTGACGCACCTCGTATTCAAGACAGACAGATACATAAGGTTTATACAAAGAAAGTTCTTTTGCCTTTGTATTTGCCAGATATGATTTGGAATAACGGAGCAAGTCTTCCAGGCAAAGGCTTTCATTTCTCTAAGAGGCTTTTGCGTGAGGATTTGCATTATCATTTTAAGCGCTATGGTAGAGATGGAAGCATAATCCTTTTAGATTGCAAACAATTCTTTCCGAGTGCATCGCACCGTGTTATTTATGCTCGTCACGACAGGCTGATTCATGATTATGACTTGCGAAAGCTTGGCGATGATATCGTTGCATCAAGCACAGGTGATAAAGGTATGCCGCTTGGAGTTGAGCCAAGTCAGGCTGAAATGATTGCTTTCCCATCTCCGCTTGATAACTACATTAAATGCCAGCTCTCTATTAAATGCGCTGGTCATTATATGGATGACTACTATATCATAGTTCCTCCGAATCAAGATCCAAAGGAGATCATGCGTCTTATTGTTCAAAAAGCGTCGGAACTGGATTTGACGATTAGTAAAGAAAAATCCAGAATTGTCCCGCTCTCCAAACCGTTTCGTTATTGTAAGGCGAAATATACCCTAACGGAAAGCGGTCGTGTTATTGTGACCGGTAATCGTGGAAGTTTCAAACGAACCAGACACAAAATCAAAGCATTCTATGAGAAAGTACAAGACGGAGAAATGTCCTATGAGGATTTGTGGACTTCTGTAAATGGAATGCTTGCGTATTTAGAGGGCTATCAAAATCATCAACGAGTGTTGAGATTGCGGCGGCTCTTTTATGCTATCTATGGCTTTTCAGCAGAAAACATAGAAAATTTCAGAGCAATGGAGAGATTAAAAGATGCAATACATTGTACATAGAAGATTGAAAGATACTGCTATTTGCGGCGGTGTGAATATTCCCGCAACAACTATTTGTGAAGAAATCTGCGGTGTTATTTATTACAACGGTCTTCCTGTTTGTTATACGACAAGTGAAAATGCTCACCAGTTTTTTGCAAGAAATGATGATGGGTGTGGCTTGCGTCGTGGCAAATTAACTCAGGCCATTCAAAAAATACTTTCTAAGCGCGATGGTAATTATCAGAGCCGGTGGGATAAGGTTTGGGCAGATCCCAAATGCCGTCAATACAAAAGAACAGAGTACGAAGATTATTGGCTTTGGAATCATGAGTTTTTCAATGCCGATATTGATGTTTTACTTTATATTGCAAATTTAGTCGGAGCAAAGGAGGACAAGTAAATGTATCGAATTATTAAGGTAGCCGATGGAGCGGAGGTTGGAATTACTGAGGCTGTCAATTATATCAAGATTGGCAGTAGCGGCAGTCTTACCACCGCAACAAAGAATGATGCCGTTGGTATCGCATTTGACAGCATTCCATATAACCTCGTTGGGCATGATGAAATTGAAGGTGCAGAAACCGTTGTTGTATCAGAAATTGATGGCGGGACTGCTGTATCCCATCAACAGTCTGCAATCAATGAAATGATTCAAACGATTTTGGAGGGATAACAATGAAAGAGAAGCTTAGAGAACTATACCAAAATGGGCAGGCTGGCATTACGCCGTGTATTAGTGCAAATGGCTTGCTTAAAGCAGTTGCAAATGGTTGGATCACGCTTGATGATGCTGTTGAGATTATTGGCAGTGAAGATACCTTACCAATTGTCCGTGCAGCAAAGTTGAAAGAGATTTCAATTGCTTGCAATGAAACGATTGTAAACGGTGTCGATCTTACTCTCGATGGCGAAACAGTACATTTTAATTTAAGCACGGAAGATCAAGCAAATATCGCTAACTTGTTCCGTGTCGTTGAGCTTGGCGGAACTGAGTTCCCATATCAGGCTGATGGTGGAGTTTGCCGTATTTATACAGCGTCGGAAATCGCAACGATTTACATTGCTGCGCAAACACTTATTACGACACAGACAACATATCACAATGAATTGAAAGCTTATGTGCAATCTTTGGATAGTGTTGAAGCTATTACATCAATTGCATATGGTATGACTTTGCCAGATCCGTATAATACCGAAATGAATGAGAAGCTTGCCGTTGCAAATGAACAAATGCAAGCAATTATCGCTCGTCTGAGCAGCGCGGCAAATGCGTAATCTGAAGATATTTTTCAAACTGGCAGCACTGTTTGTTATTGGCGGTGCTGCCTATGTTTTGATTGAACTGCTCTGGCGTGGTCATAGCCATATTTCCATGTTTATTCTTGGTGGTATGTGTTTTGTTTCTATCGGTTTAATCAATGAGTTGTTCCCGTGGGAGCTTGGTATTGCATGGCAGGCTTTAATCGGTGGCGTACTTGTAACTGTTCTTGAATTTATTACAGGCTTAATTGTGAATATTTGGCTTGGATTAAACGTCTGGGACTATTCAAAGTTACCGCTTAATTTGATGGGGCAAATCTGCTTGCCGTTTTTCTTTGCGTGGGTTGGATTGTCTGTCGTAGCTATTGTACTTGATGATTATTTTCGATATTGGTTTTTCGGAGAAGAGAAGCCACATTATACACTGGTTTAAGGGTGGCGATATAAATGAATGAAGAAAAAATCTGGAAATTCTTAAAGTCAAAAGGTTTTACTGATTTTGGCGTGGCCGGTCTTATGGGTAATCTATATGCCGAGTCTGGATTAAGCCCTATCAATCTTCAAAACTCATACGAGAAAAAGCTTAATTTTACAGATCAGAGCTATACACAAGCCGTTGACAATGGTAGCTATACAAACTTTGTTAAGGACGCTGCTGGTTATGGACTTGCCCAATGGACATATTGGAGTCGTAAGCAAAACCTGTTGAACTATGCACGAAGCATTGGAAAATCAATCGGTGATTTGGACATGCAGCTTGAATTTCTCTGTAAGGAGCTTTCCGGATATTCTGCTGTGTGGAAAACGCTGCAGTCTGCAACATCCGTTTTTGAAGCATCTAACGCTGTGCTATTACAGTATGAACGACCTGCTAACCAAAGCGAAGCCGTTCAAAACAAACGTGCAAGCTATGGACAAGCTTATTATGACGAGTTTGCACAGAGTACGACAAAGGAAGGAGTTGGTAGTTTGACTGCGATTGAAAGACTTATTGCGACAGCAAAGGCAGAAGAAGGCTATTTGGAAAAGGCAACGAATGCCCAGCTTGATAGCAAAACTGCAAATGCTGGTAGCAACAACTGGACAAAGTACGCCCGTGATTTGGATAACATCGGAAACATTTACAATGGCAAAAAGAATGGTTATGCTTGGTGCGATGTTTTTGTTGACTGGTGCTTTATCAAGACATTTGGTGTAGATCTTGCTATGAGGCTGTTGTGTCAGCCATATGGCGGTGCTGGAGCTGGATGTACCTATTCTGTTCAGTATTATAAGCAGAAAGACCAGTTCCATAAAAGCAATCCTCAGGCCGGCGATCAGATTTTCTTTACCAACGATGGCGGAAAAACATCTTATCACACCGGACTTGTTATTGCTGTTGGAAATGGTAAAGTCTATACGATTGAGGGAAATACATCGAGCGCTCCTGGCGTTGTTCCTAACGGTGGGTGTGTAAGAACAAAATCCTATAATCTTACCGCTACATATATTTGCGGGTACGGTAGACCAGATTGGTCGCTTGTTGGTGATAGTGTAGAACAGGAGGACGAAGATATGACCTTGGATAGATTCAAAGAGTTGATGAAAGAGTATCGTGCAGAGCTTCAGGACAACGATTGTGGTACTTGGAGCAAGGATGCTCGTGAGTGGGCAATCGCAAATGGTATCATTAGTGGTACTGGAAACAATGCAAATGGAGAGCCGAATTATGCTTGGGCGGATCAGCTTACGAGAGAGCAGGCCGCAGCGCTATTCTATCGTTTTGCAAAATTGATGGGTAAAGCGTAATGGCTGTTAAGCGTAAAGTGAAGCGTCGCAAGAAAAAGAGAGGTCTTATCCATCATCTTGTTTCGCTTGGCTTTAGCAATCGGCTTGCAATTTACATACTTTTGTTTTTGGCTGCTGGCTTGGCTGGCGGCTTTTATCTTGCCAACGAAAGCATTAGAACCGGATATACTGGCGCTTTGATGTGCTGGACGGTGGTGTTTACGCCGATTGGTACAGCTTGTAGCATTGTGCTAAGTAAAATCGTTCATAAAAGCGAAGCTGAAAATGTTGGTGGAAATGGAGACGGCATCAAATTTGCAATGGCAATGTCTGACGCAGTAAATGATGACGGATCGAGCTGGGAAAGTCCAGCTATTTAATTTGAGAAGATAACAGTAGTCTGCCGGCTACTGTTATTTTTTTTATTCGTTAGGAGGATACGCAATATGGAATGGGTAAAGATTCTTGTTTCTGCTCTGGCCGGTTTAGCTGCCGCAATTCCTCTTGTAGTTGAGTTGGTAAAGTATGTTCAGAAAGCAATCAGAGAAAAGAACTGGTCTAAGGTGCTGGATATGGTAATGAACCTTATGCAGACCGCAGAGACTAAGTTTGAGACTGGCGCTGAACGTAAGGAGTGGGTGCTTGCAATGGTAAAAGCATCTGCTGATACCATCGACTACGATATTGACATGGATGCAATTAGCGATCTGATTGATAGTCTGTGCAATATGAGCAAGGTCGTAAATGCCCCAAAAGCTTAATTAGGTTTGAGCAGATTGGAGGTACTTTATGACTGGACTCGAAGAGTTTCTAAAGACTTTCGGGAACATTACGGTTTCCAATGTGATTACCGTTGCTCTTGCAGCCGTTTTCCTTGGCATGACTTATAAGAAAATCAGAGATTATCTTATTAAGAAATATGAAGCCGAGAAAGAAAAGGACAAAGAGCTGAAAGAGGCACTTGAAGCTGTGCGTAAGTACCCCGAATATCGTCAACAAAGCATTAAGATTCAAGAAAAGCTGGAAAACGAAATCCAAGAGCTGCGTAAGGCGCAGGATGAACACACCTGCCGTTTATTGCAGATGGAGGAAAACTCCCAGCGTAGAGAGCGTAATAAACTACGCGACAGACTGCTCCAGAACTATCGTTATTATACGAGTAAGGAGCATAACCCGCGCCAAGAGTGGACTCGTATGGAGTCAGAAACATTCTGGGAATGTTTCGCAGATTATGAGAACATGAACGGCAACGGTTATATGCACAGTGTTGTGCAGCCAGAAATGAATTTGCTTGGTATTATCGAAATGGATGATGCAAGCGGAATTGCTGAGCTGATGCACAGCAGAAAGTGATTTTAGATCGGCAAGATCGCCCAGAGTTGTTCTGGTGAAGTTTCTTCAAACGAGGAAACAAAAATTAAGGGTACAGATTTATTTCTGTACCCTATTTTTTACGCATTTGTTATTGTACTCAGGTTATGACACCATTTCGCGCTGGTATAATAAGCTCAATATAATAATTTGTAAGCTAAAGTGCGAGTTGTTTCAAATGGTATCTTTAACTAAGTGATTCCCCTGTCTCCCACTTGCTCACCGCCTGCCGCGAGATGCTCAGCCTTGCCGCCAGCTCCTCCT